TCACCATCAACAACGAGCCGATTGACATCACTGAAAAGGATGACAACGGTTGGCGCAAGATGCTGGCTGATGTCGGTGTCCGCTCCATCGATGCCGAAGTCGAAGGCATCCTTGAGGACACCACCTTCCTGGCGCTTGCCGTTGGCACCGCCTCGGCGCTGCTCGAAGCCTACACCATCGAACTGCTTGGCCTTGGATCGTTCACCGGCAACTTCTTCCTTGCCAGCTTCGCTGTGACCGGCGAACAGGCAGACGCCACGACCTTCACGGCCTCGATCCAGTCCTCTGGAACGATTACGTTCACGGCATCGTAATCATGGCAATCTTTCGGGAGCTAACAATCAAGTGGAAGGGTGAAGAGTATCGCTTCGTCCCTTCCATGAAGCTGATGCGATCCATCGAGATGGGCGACATATCCTTCACGGACATCGCCGTTCGCACAAGCCAAGGTCGCCCGCCTGTCAGTCACATCGCTTTCGTTCTGTCCAAGATGTTGCAGTCGGCAGGTGCCAAGGTCACGGACGAACAAGTCTATGAGGAACTTGTAACGGGCGATCAGGAGAGCATCACTTCCTTGATCAGCCTTGTGCTCACATCGTTCTCTCCGACTGAAGACAAGTCAAAAAATCCAGACGCCCAGACCGAAAGCCAGTCGAAGGCGAGGGCGAAGATCATGGAGAGTATGGAGAACTAGACTGGAACGGGATGTATCTATGGGCGAGGGAATGGGGAATTCAGCCTAGCGAGTTCTGGGAGATGACCATTCCCGAGTGGTGGTTGGAATACGAGTTGAAGAAGCCGAAAGAGCCAGGCGAAACATACGCCGGGAAACTGACTAGGGCCGATGTAGAGGAATTAAAGGAACTGTTGCATGGCTCAAGTTAGCGGAATCGAAGTCAACATCACCGGCAATTCGTCTGGCCTTGATCGAGCACTAGGCAAGGCAGAAAGTTCATTAACCAGGTTTGCGAAGGGCGCTGCGGCTGGAATTGCCGGTGCGCTTTCCGCTGGTGTGTTTGTCGCGGCTGGTAAGGCTGCACTTAATTATGCTGACAACATTGGGAAGGTAGCACAGAAAGTTGGCATGACAACTGAAGAGTTGTCTGGCTTAAATTACGCAGCCAAATTGTCTGACTTGTCTATCGAGCAACTGCAAAGTTCTCTTGGCATCATGGCCCGCAAAATGGGTGATAGTGCTGAGAGTTTCCAAGCGTTCGGCGTCTCTCTTCGTAATAATGACGGAACAATGCGCGGCACTAACGAAGTGCTGATGGATGTCGCCGACAAGTTCGCCATGATGCCCGATGGCGTGCAAAAATCGCAGTGGGCATTGGAATTGTTTGGCCGTTCTGGTCTTGATTTAATTCCACTTCTGAACGGTGGTGCCGCAAGCATTGCCGAAATGACTAATCAGGCACGAATGTTTGGCGTAGTTGTTTCGCAAGAAGCAGCCTCAGGTGCAGAACAATTTAACGACAATATTACTAGGCTTCAGCAATATGTTGCTGGGGCCGTGCAAAGTTTTACCACAGGCATGACGCCAGCCTTGGTCGGTGTATCTGAGGCATTAGTTAATAGCGCACAATCAACTGATAGCTTTAAGTCTGCGGGAGAGGCTGCTGGTCAAATTCTGCAAGGTGTGTCACGCGCAGTCATTGTTGTGAAAGACAACCTTGGCCTTCTTGGTGAAATCATCAAAGGGATTGGACTTGTAATCTTTACGCGCTATTTGTTTGGCGCTGCGTCTGGCTTCGTGGCGTTTGCACAAGCAGTAAAAGCCGCGACCATAACAATGACGGCATTTAACGCCGCCAAGAAGATTGGTCTTGTCGGATTCATTACACTAGCGGCTGGCATTGCAATCGCCACCGACAGCGTAGATGAACTCAAGAAGGGTTTAGATTTCGTTTATCAGACTGCTCAAGACATGGTGCCAGGAATGGCAGAATTCGGGAAGCAGATTTCTGACGCAATTGGAATAGACTTATCAGGTCTTCAAGCCGACCTTTCTGCGGCTCGTGCGATGGTCGAGAAGTCAAATGCTGGCGCTTTCATTCCGGCGATCCCCGGAAAAGATGGCGAAGTTTCTAAAGAAGGTGATGGGCCTGTAGTCCCCGGCGTTGCACCATCGCAAGAGGTGGACGAATTCTATATGGCTAGGCTTGAGTCGATCCGCGAAGGATTTAAGTCTGAGCGCGAAATTCTTGATGCTGAATATGCAGCAGATATGGAATTGCTTCGCGGGCATTTGACAGGCAAGGATGAACTCGACGCAGAGTTCAAAGACCTTATGCTGCAACGTGCGGAGCAACACGCAAATGATCTGAATGAAATCGAAAGAATGCGCGTTCAGAATGATTTGCAGAATGTTGAGGCTGGACTTGGAAGCATGGCTGCTGCATTCCAAAATGGCGGCAAGAAGATGCTAAAGGTAGCGAAAGCACTTGGAGCAGCACAGGCTATCGTCGCCACGCTAGTTGCTGCCACGCAAGCTATGCAGGTTGGCCTTACTCCTGCTGAAAAGTTTGCAGCCTACGCCGCCGTCTTTGCCAAGGGCATGAGTGCCGTGGCGGCTATCAAGGGCGTCTCGGAAGGCGGCGGCGGCGGTGGTGGTGGAGGTGGCGGTGGTGGACGTAGAGGCGGTGGCGGTGGTGCATCCGCAGCCCCGGCAGCGGCATCGCCAACGACTACTTTCCAGTTTACAATGATGAATGATCCGATGGGCTTTGGCGAGAAGTTCGCCAGGCAGTTCATCGACCAGCTTAACAGCACGCAGCGCAACGGCGGCACAATTCGCGGAGTGATAGCCTGATGGGACGGACGCATAAAGCATTGCCGACATCGTTGTTGGAAAGGCCACACTTTCAGCGGCTTCGCAACATTTGGTATGGCGTGAAGCACCGCACAAGTAACCCAGATCATTGTCACTTTAAGAACTATGGTGCTCGCGGGATCACGCTTTGTGAAAGATGGAACATTCTTGAGAATTTCTATCAGGATATGGTAGGCAGTTATCAGCCTGGATTGGGGTTAGAGAGAATTGATAACAATCGCGGATACAGCCCTGAAAATTGCAAATGGGCAGACAAGAAGGAACAGGCAAACAACAGGCGTTCAAGCCGACTAATTACTATAAATGGAGAAACACGCACGCTTGAAAAATGGATCGCATATAAGAACCTAAAGTCAAGCACGGTACGCCAGCGCATATACGGCCTTAACTGGCCTATTGATGTTGCACTTGAGATAAATAAGGAGACAGCCTGTGCCTGACATCAAAATTTCAGCACTATCAGCATTGACCGGGGCCAACACGGCCACCGATGACCTCTATGTGGTGGTGGATACAAGCGTTCCAGAAACCAAGAAGCAGACGCGCGCGGAACTGTTCCAGAATGTTCCGGCTGCATCATTCGCAGGGGCCAACGTCTTCAACGATGCTGGCGCTGATGTAGACCAACGCATCGAGGGCGATACAGATGCCAATCTTGTCTTCGTAGACGCATCCACGGATCGCGTCGGCATCGGCACGGCAACGCCAACAGCGAAGGTGCAGGTGAACGGATCGTTTGCTATCACCGCTCCGGTCACAATTACAGCGTCCAGCTATACGGTTTCCAGCACAGACTATGCTGTCATCATTGCCCATGCTAGTGGCACTCATACGATAACACTCCCTGCCGCTGCGACAAGCACAGGGCGACAATTGCTGATTAAAAAGACGGTTAATCTTCTCGTTCAATCTGCGTCTTCTAATGTTGTCCCTCAAGCAGGTGGAGCCGCAGCATCAACGCTATTGCCAGGAACAACTGGCACGGCTGGCATTTGGGTTCTGTTGATTTGCGACGGCACCAATTGGATCATAATGGCAAGCTAGATGACCATCTCCACGAGCAACTATACCGTCTCCACGAATGAGCCGCTAAACCATGCCCGCATCTTGTGGGACATGATTACTGGCGCTGTCTCTGGCGATGGAACCAATCCGGCTTATGCTGCCAATGACTACACATCTCAGCGGTGGGAGCTTGCACCAGGATCGAATAACTGGACGCTTGTGGCAGCGGCAGACGTATCTATCGATTGCGTTTTTATCGCAGCGCACAACCTATCTGGCAAAACGGTCACGATCTCCACGGCGGCAACAGTCGGCGGTGGTCACACCACTCGTGCGACGATCTCGCCAACCGACAACTCGACTATCGCGGTGTTCTTTAATAATGCTGGGGCGCTCTACACCGTCCGCGAAGTGCGAGTGAACGTGAACGATGGCACGGACATCGCCATCGGCATCATCCGCGCGGGCGCTGCATTGCAAATGCCCATCCCGATCTACGGAGGGCATAGGCCGCTCAACCTCAACCGCGTCACCGAAGCACAGCAACAGTTCTCCGAGACCGGCCAATGGCTTGGGCGCATCATCAAGAGGCGTGCCGTCACCACATCTTACGATTGGGAATATCTGAAAACGGCTTGGTACGATACCTATTTCGAGCCCTTCGCGAAGACGCTTCCATTGCAGCCGTTCTGCATCGCTGGCAATCCATCGAAGATCATGACCGATGTCGGCTTCGTCTGGACCGACCGAGACGTTGAACCGGTGAACATGGGCATCAAGGCTTATCGCTCTGTCAGCCTCGGCGTCACGGGATATTACTGATGACCTTTGCAGCGCGTCCCGTCGAGATTGTCGAGATCATCCAGCCGCTCTGCTCACGCACGTTCGGTGTCTCGCCTTGCAATGCGACTGGCGATGCCTGTTGGAACACAGACAAGACCTGCAAGTTCCTATCCGCTCTCGATCTGAGCAAGTCACTGACGCTGCGATTCGTCAACGATGACGTATATGAGTGGCAAGACAACAATACCAATCTGCTGACCGAGAATGGCAACACGCTCACCACGGAAGCGGGCGATCCGTTCTTGATCGATTACATTTACCAGCCCGCACTCGCCATCCCGGCAATGCAGAACTATCAGACGGCTCCGACCGTCCTCAACGTAGCATCAGGATCGCGCAATAAAAGCCCGCTAGGCTATCGCGCTGTTAGCAATGTCCGTATTAAGGACTTCCCTTGGAATGACGTAGGCACCGATCCTTACGTCTCCACGAGGGCTTATGATCCAGACCAGATCGGCAGCTTCTGGAGCAAGTGGCTTGCCCGCAATCCGTATCACATCGGATACACGCTGAACATCTACGAAGGGCTGATAGGCGAACCGCTTTCGGTCATGACGCAGCGGGAATATGTTATCGAGAAGATCGACGCAGGGCGCAATGGCGTTTCGATCACGGCCAAGGACATCCTGCGAAAGATCACCGACACCAACCTGACGGCACCGTATCTGAGCCGTGGTGAATTGGCCTCGAACATCACGAACGTAGCAACGGCCATGACCGTGGCTGGCGCAACCTTGAGCGACTATCCTGAAACTGGTTATGTCAGGATCAATAGCGAGGTGATCCAATATGCCCAGCGTTATGAAACGACCGGCGGCAACATCTATTTCGACGGACTGACACGAGGCCTGGCAGGAACAACGGGAGCGGCTCAAAGTCAGAACGACCGCGTGCAGCGCGTGCTTTATTACAACGCCACGCCATTCCACGAAATCCTTTATGACCTTCTCGTCAACTGGGGCGGCATCCCTGCAAAATATATCAACTTCGCGGATTGGGCGACAGCAAAGACCACATATCGGCCAGACTACAATTTCACGGCATGGATCACCGATCCCGACAAGATCGAAGAACTTCTAGCCGAGGTGTGCCTCCAGGCCGTCTCGAATCTATGGTGGGATGAGCGCGTCCAGAAGATTCTCATGGAGCCTGTCAGGCCGCAACCGTCACCTACAATTTTGACTGATGACGATGCGATTGTTGCTGGCAGCTTCTCAATCGAGGAGAAGCCGGAAGAGCGTGCATCTCAGACGCATGTCTACTATTTGCAACGCACGCCGATCCCAAGCGTGACCGAGAAGAGCAACTATTCCCGCGTCTCGGTCTATATCGATGTTCTGAAGCAAGTGCAGTATGGCGGCGAGCCGCAGATCAGGGAATTGTTCTGCCGGTTCATTAGCACACAGGCAATCGCCAACTCCCTCGCCCAGACCTATCTTGACCGCTTCTCGGATGTCCGCAAGGAAATCACCTTCGATCTATCGGCAAAGGATTCCGCGAATATCTGGACCGGATCGGTTGTCCAGATACGGCATTATCTGGATGTCGATTTCACAGGTGCGCCGCGCGATGGCGAGTGGCTTATCACCTCGGCAGAGGTAGCCCGCAACGGCCTGACATACCGCTTTACAGCGGAAGACAACGAGAAGGGCGGCGTTCTCTGGACATGGCTAACCGATGCGGGGCTTGACGCAAATGGCGTAGCCCAGCCGTGGCGCTGGCTCGATGATAGTGGTAATGATGGAAGCGGAACTCCTCAACCGTACAGGTGGCTTTGATGACAACATGGACGAGCATCTCAAACGCAGCGGTTGCCGTTGGCGGCATTCCGTCAAGCACGACCGTGACGGCGTTGCGCGACAATCCTTCGGCTATTGCAGAAGCATCTTCTGGCGCTCCTGTCATGGTTTCTGGTTGGCATCCGTATGACAAGGTGACGATTGGCGATGGCAAGACTGGGTTGATCTATGATCATGCAGTGACGGGAACCGTCAGCAGCATCGTGACGCCTGACTTCGTAGACGGCTATGAATATCGAATTTTAGCTTTGGGATTAAGGCATAACGCTGCCGGGTTTACTGATCGCAGGCTTCAAATGGAGGCATTCAAGCAAACAGATGCAGTATATCGATTGGTCAGACAGTCAGATCAGGGAAATAATACTCAAGACTTTGGCTATCATGCAGAATTCTATTTTCCAAGACTTGAGAGTACTTCTCATTTTGTCATAACAATGACCTACAGGAATGGCGCATTTAGTGCTCAGATTGACGCAGATTCAGCCATGTATGACACGCCAGCACAGAAAATATTGCGCGCTCGCATATCGTTTACTGGCGACAGCATAGCTGCCGGAAAAGTCTGGATGTTCCGCCGCCGCGAATATGCCTCTTCTCCGTGAGACATTGACATGATTGACGATCAGACCTTCAAAGTGCTTGGGGCCATCATGCAATGGATCATCGCGCCAGTGGCCGCGTTTGTCTGGATTATATACCGCCAGCAACAGGCACATGAGACAGCTATCGCTGTCCTGCAAGCACAGACTGAAACATCGCGTACAGCGCATGATCGAGAGATCAAGGAGATCCGCGAGACAAGCCGCGCCATCATGGCGAAGCTCGACAGCATCGAGGAGGCTTTGAGGAAATGAAGTTGAATAACTCTTCTCTAGCCAAGCTAAAGGGCGTCCATCCCGATCTTGTGCGTGTGGTCAATCGATGCGCTGGTGATTGGAAGGATGCCGATACTGGCTTCGTGGTTACTTGCGGTGTTCGCACTCTTGATGAGCAGAAGATCCTCAAGGCCAAGGGCGCATCCAAGACGTTACGGTCTCGCCATATTCCTGCGGCAAATGGGTTTTCACACGCCATTGATCTGGCTTGCACAATCAAGGGCCAGGTGCGCTGGGATTGGCCTTTATACGATAGCCTTGCCAAGCGAATGAAGGCAGCGGCAAAGGCTGAGAACGTGTTGCTAGAGTGGGGCGGCGACTGGGTTTCGTTCAAGGACGGGCCACATTTTCAACTGCCGTGGAAGCAATA